GTAAATAAATATAAAGATAATAAAACAAATGAGTATTTACAGGAACATATATTTATTAGTAATAATATAAAGATGCAAATATTTTCTGATTCAAATAGTGATAAAAAGAAACAACTAAGTATTCCTCTACATAGTTATGCCTCAAATTTATTACCATTATCAAAAGTAATTTATTGTAATCCATTACCATCAATGTTTAAGATTTTTCGTACAGCAGATACAAATGGAATATTAAAATTAAACATACTTTCAAATGAAGAAATAAATGAAATCAAAAATAAACAAATAATTTGTTTTAAATTTCCACCAACTATTAGTATTAATATTACTAAAGAATTACAAGACTATTATCTGCAATAATTATTTTATTTCGGTCCGTTTTATTTTTGGACATTTATGCATGTATTCAATTATTTTTTCTTTATTTTCAAAAAGATGATATCCTGTGCATGTAATTGGCCAAAGAACAAATAAAGGCACATGTATATATGGATTAAAATCTTTATTACTTAGAATATAAGATATTCCTGCACCAGCAAATAAACTTCCTAAAATAGTTGGATATCTATAGTTATAATTATGAACTATTTTTTGTGTTTCTTCTCCAATTTTAGTTATAAAACGACTCATACTATTTATAAGTTTATAAGTTTATATATTTTTTAAAATGCATATAAATATAATTTATACTCATATATTATACGAATTAATGTATTATATAAAATATATAAAATACAAAAATAAGTATTTGGAATTAAAAGAAAGATATCTATCTAATATGTATCATGAATTATCTCCAAATATATCAAATCATGAAACTTGGTTATCCAATACAATAAATGATAAAAAATTAATTAAAGACAGATACGATGATTTAGAATGTCTTTTAAGTACATATGTTTGTAGATCTAGTAATTATATAACATTTTTAAATGAATGGTTAGATTATACTAATTTTGTAATAAAAAGACTAAAGTGTAAAGATACATGTTCTGAATTAGTACTTGATCAATACAAAAATATGCAATTAAAGATAACTAGTTTATGGCAAAATATTATATACAAATGTTTAGATAAACAGATTACTTCTACAAATATTACTACACGTGATCTGGTTATATCTAATTTTGTTGAAGGACATATATCATCAATCGAAAAATTAGGATATAAATTAAATAATATTAATAAAAATGTATTAAAAGAAGCATTTACAAAATGGTATTTATGTAATCAATGTCCCGCACCATTTTCTGTAATAAGCATATTACATGAAGAGAAAAAGAGAGGATGTAATTTAATGAAAGATTCAGATAAAAAAGATGCGTCAGCATTAATTAGTGTTGCAGAACATTGTCTTTCTATGGCTACTTATTGGTATAATGAATCTCCAAAATCAATAACTAGTTTAGAACTTGATGAATTAATTATTATGAGCTTATTTCATGATATTTATTATTATGAGGATTTTATTAATCATGATATAAGAATAATAGATCTTTTTAAGTCATATATACATTCTGACAATATTAAGAGAATAATTGGAATCCATTTTGATTTGGTTCCGATTGACAATCCAGAATATGTTTTTAATTCGCCTATTGAAAAATTAACAAATAAATGGACAGAATTAGATTGGTATTATACATTGAAAAAACCAATGTTTCCAACTAGTAAAGAGAATGAATATTTACCAATTGAAACATTTTATCATATTATTGGTCGTGTTATGACTAATTAAAAAGAATCTTAAATCTAATTAAATTAAAATATATTTAATTATATTATGGATGAAATAATTAAAAGTTTAAAATATGGAAGATGTAATGAAAACTTTTGCCCAAAAAAATTAAATGATAAAGATAAAGTAATTTATAAAAGTATTTTGAATATAATAAGAAACACAAAGAGTATAAACAGAAATAATTTATATAATTGGTATAAAAATGAATTAGAATTAGTTGTTTCATTTCAAAAACTAATCAAAGATTATCCAAGTTATAATTATCATCCAATATTTGGATTAAAAGATCATTCTCAACTATCATTAATTGAAGATTCAGGATTTGATACATTTAGAATATATATCAAATATATAAATGGAAAATATAGAATGATGATTAATTTAGATCATTTAATTAAAATCGAAAAAACTCATAAGAATTTAATATTACATCTTAAAGAACATTTAAATATGCCTAGACCATATCAGTTATTACTATATTATCCAGATATTAAATTAAAAGTTGAATCTTCTATTAGTGCAAGTACTGGTTCCGCACCTTCTGGACACTGTTTTTCTGGTTTAATGATTGGTTATTTAATTTATGTTTCTCAAAAAGAATTTTTTGATAATAATCCATATGAGTTAAATAGATTAATTTGTATATCATTGGATCTTGGTTATCATCGTAATATGAATGGTATACATTTTGTATATGATAATTTTGTATCATATATAACGTTTAAAGAAATTATACATATATATAAATATGATAATAATAATAATTTTTTAGATGGTATAAAAAAAGTATTAGACAAGTTGTTTGAAGCTTATATCAATAAATAAATAAATTAAAACTGAATCAATATTTTATAGAATAGAATATTCTTTTTATCATCTACAAGATACAATTTCATATTGTACTTAGATCCGATTTTATATTCAATTCCATTAACTTCAACTCCGTTTTCAATAACATTAAAACCAATTTTATTTGCTATTTGAATATTAAGTTTTTCACAAAAGAAGATCAATCGATTATCTTGAACTTCTCTAAATTCAACTTCATATTCATCCCCACTTGTCATTTCTTTACTCGCCTTAAGATAATCCCACATTCTACTCAATCTTTTAACATCTTTCTCATATTCATTTACTTTTTGTAAATTAATATTTTGAATTTCAAGACTTTTAAAAATCTTCTGTACAATCCAATCAGTATATCTACGAATCGGTGATGTTGCGTGAGTATAATGGGTTAGTCCGAGACTTTCATGTCCAACACGTTCATGTTGATAGACTGCTTTCTTAAAAAGTTTCTGATTTCTAAAAATCATATGCTCTTTATTTTCAAGAAATTCTGTAATAAGTTTATTATAAGTGATCATATAAACTTCAACCATTTTATGAGTATCAATAACATCGATATTTAATTTGGTTCCATATTCAATACTTTTCTTATATAGAATCTTTAAGCTTTCATTTGACTCTTTTAGCTTTTCAGCTTGATCATAACTCAGATTCTTTGTCACTCTAACTTTATTACACTCAAAATTATATGAACCATCCTGATTTAGCCAACAACTAATGACATTCTTAATTTTTCCTTCTCTCAAAGAAGCCATTTCAGTTGCAATCTCATCTGGTACCATATGCACAATTTTATGAGGTGCATAAACTGTACTAAACCTTTTATGATCGTACTGATTTAGAATTTCTGCAACATCTGCAATATGAATACCAATTCTACACGAAGCAAAATCGTAAGAGATTGCATCATCAATATCGATGCATCCATCAGGATCAATTGAATAGATATCATCGGTTAGTGTAACTTCAGTAGGTTCCTTGTATTCTAGTTCAATTGACTTTGGTTTAACAATTGGCATTGTTGGGTAATAATAAAATAGAACATCATATTGATTTGTTACATCTTCGACTGAACCAATATTTCTATCAATGAAACCAATTGGTAACTTTGATTTCCATTCTTTGAATTTAATAACTACGAAATGATCGACAACCTTTTCCTTATTTTTAATAAGATTTTTTTTTATTGCAGATGGAACTAGAAATTTAGGATAACGCCAATTAATCGGAACAAATTCGAATAATTCTTGTCCCTTATCATTATTTCCAAATGTATAAATGTTTCTAAACTTGATGACTCCACCAATTAGAAATTCATCTCTCTTTGTATCTTTTACAGTAAAATCTTCATTTAATTCATCTAAATGAAAACACTTGTTTTTAATAACAAGTTGAGGATCAATTTGTGAATCTCCTAGTTCACACTCTTTGTAATTTGGCCTTTTAATATTTAGTAGGGCCATTATATATCTATATATGTATAAATATACATATATCTATATATCTAAAAATCAATTTTTATTATATATAAATAATAAAAAAATTTATTAATTTTAATGAATTGTTTAGGTGGAGAAATCAAAAATTATTTCACACCTTTTCTTATTTAATACGCTAATTTTTTTATATTTTATATATTATGGCTAAGATATGTTTTATTACTGCAATTTATGGAAATTATGAAAAATCTTGTAAAAAATTTGCAAAACAAACAATTGATACAGAATTTATTTGTTTTACAGATAATATTAATATAGTTAATAATGGATGGATAATTGATACAGTACCATATCATTTAATTAATAAGAGCAAACTAGATGATGACACTTTTATAAACTCTTTATGTAATAATAAACATACTTTTAATATTGCAAAATATTACAAGCAATCATTTGTGAATATACCCATATTAGAAAAATATGATGTAGTTGTATGGATAGACGGAACCATTGAAATTATATATGATAAAACAAGTGAATACATAATAAATAATATTTATAGAGAAAAAATAATTGGATGGCATCATGAGTATCGTAATGGAATTCTGAGTAATGAGGTAAAAGGTTCTAATATACCTAGATATACTTTGAAAAATTGGAATAATCAATCTCAACCATATCAAGATGTAAATAATCAATATAAATGTTATTTAGCCGATGGTTACAATGATTTATTTTTTAAAAAGATAAAATCACATACAGATCATTTGGGTGTATGGATTACTTGTTTTGTTGCTTTTCTTCATAAAGATAAAGAAGTTAAATACTTTTTGGACCTATGGTATTTACAAACTTTAAGATACACAACTCAGGATCAAATAGGATTTTCTTATGTTTGTCAAAAAACTAATATAATACCATTTACATTACCTAATAATGAAATATATGGTAATCGTCCACATAATGATACAATGTTTTATATAAAAAAAAATCATGGATTATAAAATATATATCCTTATTATATATAATGAAAAATCTATTAATTTTAATGAATTGTTTAGGTGAAGAAATCGAAAATTATTTTAAACATATTCCTGAAATAAATAAAGATTATAATATAAAATATATTAAAACGCATGAAAATTTAACAAATAGAACTATTTTAGATGATATTAAATTAAGTGATATTATTATTACAAATAATATTAAAGACTATCCATTATTAACTGTCAAAAATATTAAGAAACAAAAAAAATCTGATTGTATTGTATGCGTTATTGAGTTTATACGTTTTGCTGGATATTTTTACTTTCCGTATAGACGCGATCATATAAATTTTTTATATGTTTATGATAAATCAACAGATTCAAAAGATTTTAATAGTTTTATAAATTGTTATATATCTGATGTAGACATTAAATTAAATTATAAAAATTGTTTATTAAAATTAAAACTATTAGATCAAGAATCAGATATTAAATTTTATGATTTTTTCATAAATTGGCATAAAAAGATTTTATTATTTCGTGATAACTGGCATCTAACCCATGACTTTATAAAATATATAATAAAACAGATTTTACTTTTTTTAAATATACAAACTGTTATATCAATTGATGAACTTACACTTGAATATACATATGGCCATAAATTTCGTGTTAAACCTATTTTAAATTGTATAAAGAATACCCTTGGATTGGAATTTAATACAGATATAGTAAATATTTTTAATAGAAATATTTTAATTAAAGAATATTATGAGTTTATTCAAGATGCAAAAATATGTAAAAATATAAATGAAACTGAAAACTTATTTAATCAAAGGTTTAACAAATAATTATTTTTTCTTTTCAGCCTTCTCTACTTTAGTAGTCTCTTTGTCAACTTTATTTTCTTTTTCTACTTTTTCCTCTTTTTTAATTTTTACAATTGGATTTTCTTGTGTAAACTTTGTAGGATCTTCTTTTACTTTTTCTACACTTTTTGTATCAGATGATAAAACATTACTTTTTTTTGTTTTCTCTATCTTTTTTTCTTTCTTTTCAGATTCTTCTATTTCTTCTGTTTCAGATTCTTCTGTTTCTGATTCAACTACTTTCTTCTTTTTATTTTTTAACTTCTTTGTAGTTTTATATTTTGATTCTATTATTTCTTTTGTACTATCTGAATCATCTTCTGTTAGTTCTTCAACAATTTGTACTAATTCTCTTTTAGATAGTTTTTTTATATTATCTGTAGATGATAATACATTTGTTGTTCTATTTGTTGATTCTCTTGCATTTCTTGATTCTCTTATATTTCTTGATTCTCTTGCACTTCTTGATTCTCTTCTTTGTGTCGATTCTCCTCTTTCAGCTAAATCTAGATCATCGTTGGTACAAGCTAGTGCACAGTCTGCTAGAAAAAATATTAATATATTGAAAACTAACATCATACATAGTAACAAACCTATTGTAAGTATAATCCAACAACCCTGAGGAAAATAATTACCTGCTGATATACAGAAAGTTCCGAAACTAGTAGTTCCAATCGTTGTTAGTAAATATATTATTACAAATACTTTAAAATATATTGATTCTTTATATAATGATACAAGATCATTTACTGTATGTAGTATTGATTTAATACAACAATGTGTCATTCTTATTAGATCTTTCATGAGTAATTGGAATAAAATAAAAGATCAATTTTTTTAATCTTATTTATGTTAATAAGTAAAATTAAAAAAAATATTATTTCTCTAAAATACAAACGGAAATACAGTATATCATATTATATAAAATATAATATATTTTATATGTATATAATGATATAATTATAATATTATTTTAATAAAATTTACATAAGTATTAAGTATTTTAGAGTGTAATTTAGAGAAAATAATAATGATGTAATAAAGATATAAACTAATAAATAATCTATAGAACTAAACGATAAAAATGTATTTGTGTGAACTTTACCAAAATACGAATTCATTTCAAAGAAAAAAAAAGTTTGATTTTCAGAAGAATCAAAAATAAAATTTCCTAGAAAAAGTTAAAAAATTTTATTTTTTTTATGTTTTTATATTATATGGAAAATAAAGAAATATATGGAAAGTATACATATGTCAAACCGAATATTCATTGGAAAAATTCTAATGCGAAATTAATAGTTGGTAATTTTTGTTCAATTGCAAAAAATGTTAATATATATTTAGGAGGTAATCATCGCACAGACTGGATAACTACATATCCATTTGGACATATATATAAAGATAAATTTAATTGGCATGGAGAAGGACATCCATCAACAAAAGGAGATGTAATAATTGGAAGTGATGTGTGGATCGGTGCGAATGTAACTATAATGTCTGGTGTCACTATTGGAGATGGCGCTGTGATAGCAAATAATTCACATGTTGTTAAGAATGTAGAACCATATAGTTTAGTTGGTGGAAATCCATGTAAATTTATTAAATATAGATTTACAGCAGAACAAATAAAAAAACTATTAGAAATTAAATGGTGGAATTGGGATGATACAAAAATAAATAATCATATACATTTATTATGTAGTAAGAATATAGATGATTTTATTAAAGTTTGTCCTTAAGATTTTTTCCAAACTTCAAAAAAATTATTCTTACATGGTCCCCATCCACCACTTTCAGTATAATCAACTATAAAATTATTTAATTTTAAGATATTATCTATATATATTTTATGATCAATATTTTCATAATCATTTTCCATTATAATTAAATTTATATTTTTTAATATTTCTGGCATATCCATTAATATATAATAAAAGGCTCCTTCACAGTCTAAGACAAGTGTATTAAATTCAATATTGTACTTTTGGATCAATTGATCGTATGTAATTGTATTAACATTTTTATAACCATTTAATAAGACATCGCTCGCAATAGTATTCCATCCTTTTTGAATTAATTTTCTTTTAGATAAAGCTGCAGTTTCTATATGAAATTCTAAATTATTTAAACTTTTATTTTCATTTAATTGATTAGATATGTTTGTATCACTTTCTAATACTACAAAATTTGTATTATCTTTTTTTTTTAAAATAGATGAAATAACTAAAGAATTTCTACCAATATTACCTCCTATTTCAAGAATCTTCTCATCTCCAGTTAAATAACGAATTACCATTTTTTGTTCTGGTAATTCATGCTTAAATGTACCATATTTTATTTTCAAATTATTATGTATACCTAATAGTTTTTCATCTATTGTTATTACTTTGTTTAATGTAGTATCAATATAGATATTCTTAGTATGATCAAATTCTATCTGATTATTAATATCAGTTTCATTAATTAAAAAAATAGATTTTGATTTTCCTTTATAAGGATCTGTAAAATGTTTAGCACGATCGTGATCTGATTTAGGAATTACAATAAAAACCCCTGATTTTAATTTCTCATAACATATAGAAGTAACATCTATGTTAGCATCTTTTAATCCATACTTTATAATCATATATATGTATATATATATTATATATACTATTTATATTATAAATTTTATTTTATTCATTCAATATTTATTTTTAAATGTAAATATTAAATTTTGTTCATTTAATATTTATATTTTGTTTTTTACTATAATGAATAAATTATCCGATGAACAGAATCTAATAGTAAATGCACTAATAGATAAGAATATTCGTATTATTGCTGCAGCAGGTTCTGGAAAGACAACAACTCTTATTTCTAGAATTTTATATCTAATAAAGCATCATAATATACACTTACATCAAGTTATTTTAACTACATTTACTAAAGATGCTACCGAAGTTATGAAAGATAAAATAAAACAAAACATACATATGTTTTATAATTTTATGTGTGGTACTATTGATGCAATAGCTCGTAAAATACTACATATTAACAAAATAGTTGATGAACAAGTTGAACTATTATCGGTCTCCGAATATATTCATCGAGTAATAAAATTTTCAAATACTCCTGAAGGAGCAGCATATTTTAAACAGTTTAAATATATTTTTATTGATGAGTATCAAGATATTGATTATACACAATTTAAATTTTTTAAAAGATTAAATCAATTAGGAGTAATAATAACAGTTGTTGGTGATCCAAATCAAAACATATATAGCTTTAGACAAAGTGATGTAAACTATTTAATAAAATTTGATGAATATTTTTCAAATACCCAAACATTCTACCTAACTAAGAACTATCGATCAACTACTCAAATAATTAAACTAGCAAATGAATCTATAAAAATAAATAAAAATAAGTTAGATAAACCAATGATCGGAACAGATCGTTCTGATACGATTCCTATGGTCATTAAGGCAACTTTTAATAATTATGATATGCTAATTCTTACAAGTATATTAAAGAAAATAAAAACATATCCTTTGCACGAAATAGCAATTTTATCAAGAAATAATTTTTTATTATTGAAACTAGAAAATATATTATATAAGTATGGTATTGCAAATGTACTATTAAGAGATGATGATATTCGTGTTAAAAAGAAGGAAGATCATATTACTTTATCAACAATACATAAAAGTAAAGGATTAGAATTTGACCTAGTATATGTTATTGGTTGTGATGATACATTTTTTCCAAGAACAAAAGATTTCTTACGAATCGAAGAAGAAAGAAGATTATTTTATGTCGCAACAACACGTGCAAAGACTAAATTATATTACTTTTATTTATCTGAATATATTAGTAGATTTATAACCGAAGTTGATCCAGATTTGTTTAACTGGACAAATGCTAAGATAGAAGATAAAAGATTATCTGATTTAGAAACAGTTGATTATAAAACAGGAATAACTGAACTAATCAAAAATTTAAGAGGAGAAGATTTTATTAGATTAAGAAATAAAGGTATTCTTCCAAATGTTCGTATTAATATGAAATCAATTAATGAAAATTCAGTTTATAATAATCATAATCTTACAAATGAAAATCAAAATCAAGATAACGACGATGAACCACAAATAATAAATACTACATTTCATTGGACAAAATTTGTTAAAAAGGAAAATTTATACACTGATTTTGGGACATATTTTGATACATTAATAACAAGATTTATTTTAGAAGAAACTAATCAAGAAATATATGATAGATCTGCATTTAAAGTATTACATAATATTCCGTTAGAGAAAGATCAATTAGAATTACTTAAAAAATACAAGTATAACTTTGTATATAACTTTTCTAAGATATTGAATGATATTGATAATTTTTCAGATACAGAATTAATAAAATCAACTGAGGCTAAAAAGTGTATAAAATTATTAGATGAAAAAGATAAACAACCAATAAAAAATTTTATAGAACATCTTAAAAAATATATTAAGAATTATCAAATTGGATCTCAAGATTTATTCTTATCTAGATTTAACTATGATCAAACTAAGATAAAAGAAATAAATGATAGTTATATTAAATTTACAAATCCTCAAATTAAAACTATGGATATCTTATTAGATATATTTAATGTATCAAAATGTAATTCCTTAACCGAAAATAGATTAAGAATGTTATATGTAAATATTGTTGAAGAAAATATAGATGACTATCAATTATTAATTAGACTAATTAAAGATACATTTATACCATACATCTTAAAATTTAAGAAAATTGAATGTCACAAATATGTAAGCTATGATATATATCACGGAGAATGTGACTTAGTATGTGATGATATGTTAATTGATTATAAATGTTCTGAAAAGAACTTTGTTCAA